GTTGGCAGGTGTTGCAGCTTTTTTAGGTGGTATGAAAGCTGTCGGTGGTTTTGGCAAGGGTAGACTCGGCAAGGCATTATCTGAAAAAGCAAAACCAACAGTAGAGGAAGAAATAAACGAAAATAAAAAACCAAAAACTGAAACAGAAGAAGCTTATAGAAAAACTAAAGATAAAATAGAGCAAAAAGAACTTGAGTTTGATGAAAAAAATGAACAAGTTAATGAACAGCTCGAAAAACTTAATGAAGATCTTGTAGCAAAAAGACAAGAAGTTGCAAAAGCTGAACAGGCAAAGATCGATGCTAGTGATAATAATTACAAGGCTGATCAAGCACGTCAAGCCGCTCTTGCTGAAGCTGAAGAAAAATCAATAAAAGCAAAAGAAACACAAGCTGAGGTAGATATTCAAGCTGCTGAAGACGCGAAAACTACTGCTGAAGATGCTACTGCTAAAGCTACAGAAGCTAACGTACGTTATCAGGAGTTGTCTACGAAATATAATGACCTGTATCAAGAGAGATTTGATATTGAAAGTAAAATAAAAACCCTTGAAGCGGATCAGTTAAAAGCTATTGATGAGCATAATACTGAAATCAAAAATATAAAAGAAGGCAAACCTACTGAGCCACTTGGTAGCAAAACAAAAGCAGCGCTCCCAGAAGAAGCAGCTACGGCAGCTGATATTGGAAAGTCAGCTGAGGCAGCAGCTGGAGCTGCTGAAAATGCCGCTAAGGCTGCTGAAGCTGTTGCTAAGATTAGTAAAGTTGCTAAGGTTGGTGGTGCTGTAGCTGTTGTTGCAGGTGCAGGATACGAAGCTTATGAAGGTTCGAAAGAGTTTAAACAAATTGAGGCTGATCTAAAGGAAAAAAAGATTACTGAAGACGAAGCAAGAAAAAGAAAAGAGGATGTTGTTGGCGGTCGAACAGGTAAATTTGCTGCTAGTACGGGTGGTGCATTAGCTGGCGGTGTAGCAGCAGGTGAGGTTGGCGCAGCGTTAGGTCTTCTCACAGGACCTGCTGCAGTTGTTGTTAGTCCGTTATTAGCTCTTGGTTTCGGTATAGCAGGTTCAATAGCTGGTGAAAAAGCAGTTAAAGCATTTAAGCTTGATGAAATGGCAGGTAAGGTAGGTAAAAAAGTATCCGAAGGTATTGGAGAAATGGTCAATAAATCCAAGGAAGCAACAAAGGATTCAGACCCCGCTAACCTTGGCTATATGGGTAATACCGTCAAGAGCGAGAAAGATTTTCAGCCATCCTCTACAGATAACAAAACGCCTGATAGCACGTCACCGTCTACTATACAAAGCGATACAACAAAACAGCCAGGACCAGTAGCGCCTATAGCACAAGCAGCGCCAATAGTGCCAACAGAGCCACCTGATCAATACAAACAAATCTTTACAAATCCGCCGGTCGATACAACAACAGCTGACGGGCTTAGCGATATGAGTGACTCTCTAGATGAACATTCCAAACTACTAAAAGGATTAATTGAGTATCAAAAACAAACTGCAACAAATACCAAAGATCTAATACAAGCTTTTCTAAAATCGCAAAATAATAACAGCAATGTAAATGTTAATAATTTTAGTAATTCGACAAACATTGTTTCAAATCCTGTAACGAGCTCGCTCTTTAGACAAGCAGTTCTTCAACGATAAACGTAATTAAATAATTATATGCCAAATTTCCTCTGGGGGTTCATAAATAATAACGCCGGTACATCGGATGTATCGCCAAACGCAGTTTCGTTACCTGTGATTCAACCAGCTGGATCCATAGCCAATAACTTTGGTAACGGTAGTGCGTCGACAGGTACGCGTTTAGTTAATGTTGTTCGAGATTTCTATTGGACATACTCACCCCCCGGGGACATTGCACGTGCAGAGGTACCTAGAATTGTTTTAACAGAACGTAAACTTCGTACAAACGCTCTCATAAGTCAGTTAAAATATTCCATGGGACAGACCTTTAGTGGTGGTTACCAAGCTATTCAAAATTTAGGACAACTAACCGGTACCTACGGAGCTACAGGTATACAAAATGCTCAGAGCGGTCTAACACAATTTTTAGCTAGCCTGCAGAGCTCAGCTAGTCAAGCAGGTAATAGCATCGCACAAGGCTTAGGTATCAACACTACAGATCAAAACGATCCAAATGGTGGTCGATCAGCTAATTCTTCTGTCTTACAGTCATTATATCAAACTGCAAAAACTACATATGCAAACGTTAGTGATGCCTTGGGAGCTACATTTGCTGATGATAACAACTCAACAGTAAATAGCAGTCCGTGGCTTGCACCTTATAGAAATCTATATCTAACAGATCCCACTAATTGGGTGTACGTGTTACCATATTTTACTAACAATCAAACAAGTCAATCAAATAATTTTGCTGATACGGGTAGTACAGGTGTTATATCAGATTTAATTGGCCAGCCTGTTGCCGCCGCTGCTACAGGTCTTGCCGGTGCCTTAGCATCTATCAATAGCCCAGCACAAATTACATATATTGAAAAAGCAAAATTTTATAATTACCCAACTGAAGGTGAGGAAATAGTTGTTGAGTTTCCATTAATTAATACCGGAAACGTAACATATGATGATGTTGTGCGTAACTGGCAATTCTTGTTCTTACTTGTTTATCAAAATCGTCCAGGTAAAACGAGTCAAAATACTGTTGATCAACCTGTTATATATCAGGTTGAAGTACCAGGTAATAAATTTTTTCCGTTTTGTTACATACAAAGCCTTAATATTGAATTTATGGGCTCAAGACGTGAGATGAATATTACAGTACCATCTAACACTTCTGTTTCATCGGATCTAGGTATAGTGGGTCAAGCTATCGGCTCAACAGTAAGCTCAGTATCGATTCCTGCTGTTATACCTGACGCCTATAAAGTAACAATAACACTCAAGAGTATGATTGCAAATTCAAAAAACTTTATGCAACATATGATCGGACCTCATCAAATAGTTACAACAGGTACTGCGTAGAGTAAAGTTGTGAAATTAAGAGAGTTTCCTAAATATCTACATGGCTGGACAGTCACCATTAATTACAGTTACACAACCCGCTTCAGCGATCGGTCAGTATCAGAATAATATCTCTACTCTACCGAATCTGAATATCTATAGGTATGAAAAGATATTTAAACTCTATCAGACCGGTAATAATCAATATTTCTATAATTTAATTCAGTCCATCTTTTTACCAGATCAGCTTGACAAACGCGCGTTGTTCTATATTACTGTACAGCAACAACAACCCTGGACGACCATTAGTTACAATGTATATAAAACCATCGAACTCTGGTGGTTAATTTTATTAACAAATAAATTGTATAATCCATTTGAATTACCAGCAACCGGAACAGTCTTAGCTGTAATAAAACCACAGTATATACCTGATATCTTAAAGGAAATAAACGCTAAGCTTCAATAATGAGCACTAGTATTACAGATTATAATCACAAGATAAATAATAGTGACTACACTTTTAAAGTCACATTAGTAAGTGTTGCTGGTGATAAGTCAAGAGCGCAGGATATTAAGCCAACTGCAATAAAAGAACTTTTTATTGGTGATTCATTTAAAAATTTTTATCAACAAGGTTATATTGTAATTAATAATTCACAGGATGTTATTGAAAGAGATACACCAGATGATAAACCATTCGATAATGCTTCCTATTATAATAATGCTGGCGTGGTAAATAGCGGTGAAGACGGTGCTACAAGTAACGCCGATGCAGGATTTATATTTCGTGGTGAATCACGAGATATTTTACGTATCGATATTATGCCTAGTCTCAATAGTTCAACTATTGATAGCTTAGGTTCAACTGATGGTAAGAAATATTTTTATTTAGGCTATGATTTTGCAATTTATGATTCTGAAGAAATAGTAGGCGATACACCTGGTCAAAAATATAAAAAACTATATTTTTGGGATTTATATTATCAATTAATGCGCGAAAAGAACGTACCCTTTTCAACTGCTAATGTTGTTGATAAACAAAATTCAACCACAACAAATAGTATAAGCGCCACGTTATCACAAAACGCCGATAACGATGAACGTGCAGTTTCAACAGGTGTTGCTTTAAGAGAGCTATTAAGAGCAGCTTTTCCAGCTAACGACAAGTATCCCATTAGCTTTTCAGTAAACGTGCCAAGTATACAGAACCCTGCGGCATTAACAACACAAGAACAAGATCAGCAAAATATCGACTGGGACTTAGGTAGTACGAATATATTTTTTTCAACACCTGCAAATTTCAAAGCTATAGATAGTTTAAACTATATCTTATCTCGTCATGTATCAGATCCTAGTAGCAACTACGATCAATGTTTTTTACGCCTAACAAGAGATACACGTCAGTTTTCTTTTAAAAGTTTAACTCAGTATTTTAGACAAGCCTATAATCCAACAAATGATACACCTGGAGAATATTATCTTGAAACAATAAAAATCGGCGGAAACACACAACAAGATGGTACCAGTAATGTAGCACCGTATTTTACACCATCGACTGGTGTGTACTTTGAACGTATTGGTACTATAAAGAGCTTTTCATTCGATAATATGGCTGGTATACACTCCCAGCAAAGACTTGCTTCAACATTTGTACATAGTTATGACTATGAGAATAAGCAATTTCAAATTGATATAGAACGAAATGGAATTGCACAAATGATGAAAACATATCAGCAGAACTACGTAAACTATATGAATAGTTCAAATGATGAACAGGCATTTACAAATTTTGCACCCGGTCAGTTAAGATATCTTAATAAAAACGTTAATAATATCTTCTCAGTAACAGAACAAAGCCCTAATCAGCGCCTTGCCTGGGGTCAAAATGAATTTTTATATGCTAGTATCTTTACAAATAATCTTATATCTTTCCGCCTTCCAGGTTCAACACACCGGCAGGCCGGTGCCTTTATTGGTATAGATAGAGATGGAGCAATACCAAGCAGTAAGTTTGACAATAAATTATTAGGTATATATTTTATTATTGAAGCAAAGCATTCATTCGTTGGAAATGAATATTTTAACGATCTTCATTGCATTAAAGTATATAACTTTAAACAACTCGATGACACATATACTAGTGATCAAGCAGACGGTAACTTGATTGGATTAGTATCAAACGGACAATAAACCATGGCAACTTACACTTCATACACAACTAGAAAGCCTGATACAAATGTAATCACTATAGCTCCTAATATAGCAGATATTGATTTAGCTGATACGTACCAGCAATTAGTTGATACGCAAAATACATCACTCGGTAGTACATTAACACCGGATATTATACCTGCAAGTGAGTTACAAGCAGCCATGGATTATCGTAATGCTTTTAAACAGGGTGATACAATAACAGCAGTAAATAATTTCTATAAGCTAATAACATCATATTTTAATCAGCCTGATTTTTCGCTAGATACCGTATTATTCTGGTATTATAAGTTGAAATATAGTAATAAGGAAATTACATCCTATCAATCACAAGCTTCATTTTATAATCAGAATATTTTAACTAATCAAATCTTCGGTGCATCACTATTCGCGGATAATGTCGTAACAAATAACAATACAACAGATAATTATTTTGATATTGTTAGCGATAGTATTGGCTGCATAGCTAATTCCAAATTTATACAACTAGACAGTACTTTACCTTTATTTGATGTCAGTCAACAATATTATGGTACACCCATTCCAATAGCAGCATCAACAGATAGTAAAATTAGCGCCAATACAAGAAACGTAATGTATAATTTAAGTCAAAAGACTACAATGTATATGAAGCGTAACTTACTCAATATTGGATATACTAACCTTACTCTACAGCAAAATCTTGCAGCAGATGCCACCACATCACATGGATTAAATCTTATAAATGACCTACCGACATTTGTTAATATTAACAAAATGCTCGATCAATTTAAATCAGCTCTTGGTGCGGTATTTTCACAGGCTAAAGCCTTTAGTTTTGTACAGTATCTCAATAATATTGGTAATACAACAGCAGTAAATTTACGTGATATATTTCCTGTTGTTACAAGTGATAGAGATTTTATAGTCGTTACCTCTGAACAGGCAGCACAAGCCTCTGTAGCCCAAGCACAACAAGAACAATCTGATGCAAATGCTGCAGCCGCTCTTGCTCAACAACAGCAATCTCTTGCAAATAATAATGTTGCAGCAAATTATGTCACAACTGGATCTGTAACCAATTCAAATCCTAACCCGACAGGCCCGATTGTTAACGGTCAATATCAAGGTACAATACCTGGTGACTCTGTACAATCACAAGCAACTGCATATTCACCACAAGGTGGTGGCTCCGCTATGGAAGGTGGTTATGAAAGCGCGTACCGTGGACCTGATGGGCAAAAAACAGTACAAACATTACAAGATTACGCTACAGGTAATTCAAATTATGTCACAATTGCTGGTGACCCCACATTAAAAGGACAGACATATATTATACCGCAAATATCCTATACAGATCCAAGCGGGAACACCCAAACACTTCATAATGTACCGGCAATGGTTCAAGATACAGGTAGTGCCTTTTCTGGTGCTGGTACAACGCATTTCGATATACCAATTTATAATGACGGTACGAATTCACAGATGACTAAGCAGCCATTTACTACAACTCCTGTGACATTTACATCTGTTACGAAGAGTACATTTAATAGCACGAGAACCGGTACCACGCAGTATATCGCTGGCAACAGCAGCACACCAACACCTGGAGGAGCATAACATATGGCAATATCACCTTTAACACAAGCTACTGGTAATTTAGGATACATCAATAACGTAAATAGCACCTTTACACAGCCCGGTATTTCACCGAATCCTTTTGCTACACTATCACCAGCAGCTCAAGCTCTAGCTACTACGGCTCCACCGAATTTAATAGGTGCAGCGGCTCTACAGAATAAATCACAAGGTCAGTATAGTAATAAGCAATTTATGGCTCCGTTTTCCTACTCACAAAACGTAGAAGGTACGTTTGTAAATGTCGATTATTTAGGTAAAAGAATTGTGACAAATGGTTCAATGCCATACAGAGCTATTATTTCACTCTCAGCTATTGCTCTGCCAATTACATTAATACATGACCCATCAGAAAATAACCCTGAAAGACTTGTAAAAGCCGTACCGTCGAGTTCATTAAGCTTCTCTGGAACACCTGCGCAAAATGCCTCTATTCAGCAACTTGGTACTGGTATAAACGCAGTTACTAATAGTCTTAGAGGTAGAACGACTCAGCTATCGAGTTTAGCGCAGATACCGACAGCACAATTATTTAGTTCCCTTGCAAGCAGTGGACCAGCAGCTCTTGCTGGCCAACTACAAAACGTATTACCATTCTCAACTATTAATCATTCAATTGCAAATCTACCAGGCTTTAATATAATTACAAATGCGCTCGGTCAAATACCAGGTGGTAGTAGTATATCGAGTGCACTTACAAATCCGGTCGCTGCCGCAACAGGTCTGTTAACACAGACACTATCTGATAGCATACAAATACAAGGCGGGTTACCATCTGTGTCACTGGGCTCACTTGGAGATGTGTTTAGTCTAGCCTCAGATATTGCAAGCTCCGGGCCACCTACAAGTATTACCGGTATTATATCTCTAGAAAAACAAATTAAAGGAATTATATGTAACTTCCAATTACCTGTTATTGGTAACATATCATTTGATGCTATTGTTAAATTTAAATTCCCTAAACCAGAGGATGTTCTCAAGCAAATTAAAAAGCAGATTCAAGATATTGAAACAAATATTATTAACCAGCTCAATATTAAGGAGACACTTAAAAAATTATTACCCGACCCGCGTAAAATATATGATGCTGTTATTAAGGAAATTACTACTTGTGATAATAGTCCAAATAGTAAAAACAATGCCAAGAATGGTCAACCAGGTCAGGTCAATACATCAGAATCCTCAAGTGTTACGACAGCCGTCGATGCAAACGGTAACTTTAATGGATTTGCGAACGCTGAAGGAGCTAAGATATTAGCACAAACTTCAGGCCAGACGTATGGTCTCTTTGAAACAAATCCTGGCGGACAAGGTAAAGGTCTATTTGGATCCGGTATAGGGTTTTAACCTAATCTTTTATCCTCGACGATCTCCGCCTCAATAGGCTTAGCTTTATCTGTAAGCATTTTAAAAATCTCTTCTCTTGTTGCAAGTTGTTTATGCTCAATATTGTTTTGTTGAAGCTCTTTCTTTGAAGCTATATCCATTTCCTTAAGCTTAACTGAGGTATTTGATCGCTTATCGGCAATAGTGAGTTGATTAAGAGAATCAATGGCTGAAGAAGCAGCTTTAATCAACCCTGCTAAAGCTTCAACATCTTCAGCATTAGGAGCTGAAATGATAAAATCTTTAACCGTGGATACCATTTCCAAGGCGTCTTGAACAAGAGTAGCCCCGTTTTCTATAGTAAATTTTTCAAGCTCTTCTTTCGTAATAAGGTCACGCTCTTTTTTTACTTCTTTTACCTTTACATTAACCGCTTGAAGCTGATCGAGTAATGTTCCTACTTCATCATTTATTTCTTCATCCATACTGTAGATATACTTATTCAGGGTTGATTTTAATTAAAGGTGTAGTATTATCAGGTATATGGATCCTAATATTCAATATCTCCCTATCTTAAAATTTGAAAAGACACATGAGCTTGCTAAGCTACCTAGCAAGAATCATGAATCAGATACCGGGTATGATGTCTATAGTATAGAAGATGTTACAATACCAGCAAGAGGTAGTGCTATTGTCAACGTTGGACTTAAATTTGCATATATCCCTGAAGGGTATTGGGTAGAACCAAGATCACGCTCTGGTCTTTGGTTTAAACATAAAGTAAGAGCATTTAACGGTACAATCGATTCAGGTTATCGAGGAGATGCTGGTATTTCATTGATTAATGAATCAGATACTGATTACCTGGTTAAACAAGGTGACCGTATAGCGCAATTTGCTATATTTATTAATATTAACATGCCTGTTGAATGGGGTAAAAGTATAGCCTCTGATAGAGGTGAAAAGGGCTTTGGTTCCAGCGGTAAATAAACCCTAGACTAAAACCCTAGTCCAAGATAAATAATCTATGTGATTATATATAGAACAAAATTTATCTTAAAAGATAATAAAATATTCTACTATGTCGGTAAAGATGTAAAAAACAATAAAAAATATCTTGGCTCAGGTAAATTAATTCCTTGGTTTAAACGAAATAGTATTTATATACAAAAAATAATAATTGATACAGCCAGTACAAAAAACGAACTTACATTGAAGGAAAATTATTGGCTTAACCAGCTCGATTGCTGTAATAATCAAAATTATCTTAATATAAACGGATATAGCTCAGGCGGACAAATAATTAAAAATTATGATAAGTGGAAATTATCTTTAAAGTTAGCAGTACCTAAGCGTGTTGAAAGCTATAAGCGTTCGTGCGCTAAAAGAACAAAAGAAGAAAAATTAATTTTATCAAAAAAGTTATCTGAAGCAAACAAGCGATACCAAAAAAATATGACAGTAGATATAAGAAAAGCTAGAAAAATAAAAGAACTTGAAACAAAGTCTAAGAGAACAACTCCTCAGAGGAACCATGAATCTCGTCTTAAGAGTACAGCTTCAAAAAAAACCTGGGAAGTAAGAAAAGCTAATAATAAGGATATGAAAGAATATTCCGAGAAAGTATCGTGTGGAGTTAAGAGATATAAAGCGAGTGAAACAGCCGAATTAAAATTTAAGCGGCAGTATTTATATCAGCAAAGTATGTATAGAAGAACAGGTTTACTAGAGTATAGGGGTATCGTCTTAGATTTACTAAATCAAAATAAAGATTCATACGATATTTACAGGTATATGAAAGAAAACACTTCCTTACATGTTTATCATGTCGGTATTAAAAAATTTATTGAATTTGTCAAATTACGGTATACAATATAAATTTATAATATGAGCTACGACTTTTCTAATCTATGGGTCGAGAAATATCGCCCTCATTCTCTCGATGATCTAGTATGTACACCTTTTATAAAAGATGCTTTAGTTTCATTTAAGAATAAAGAAGAAATCCCCAACCTCCTTTTTATTGGAGCTGCAGGTATTGGTAAGACATCAGTTGCAAAGATTATTGTAAATAATCTTCTTGAGTGTCAATATCTATACATTAATGCATCAGATGAAAATGGTATCGATACAATTAGACATAAAGTAGTAAATTTTGCTCAAACCATGAGTATTGATGGTAAGATTAAGGTTATTATTCTCGATGAGTGTGATGGTCTTTCAATTGATGCACAACGTGCTCTAAGAAATACAATGGAAGAATTTGCAGGTATTACACGCTTTATTCTTACTGCGAATTACAAATATAAGATAATATCAGCTCTTCAAAGTAGATGTCAAGGCTTTGATTTGACGCCGCCTATTGATTTAGCTGTAAAGCGTTGCGCGAGTATCTTAAAGAAAGAAAATATTATTGTACCTGATGATCAGCGAGTAAAACTTGTTGAGTTTATTAAAGGTACATATCCAGATCTACGTAAATGCATTAACGAATTACAAAAATTTTCGTCATCAGGTACACTCGTATTAAGGGACACAAAGAATAATAAAGTCCTTGAACTTATCTTTAATGAAATAAAAAAGAAAAACGTTGAATCACTTCGCAGAGCTTTAATTGAAAGCGAGCAAACATTCAACACCGATTATACACTACTACTCCGAAATTTATTTAACTTTATAGATGAAACGGAAGAAAACGCTGATATAAAACGTTTTTATCTCCTTACAATATCAGAATATCTATATAGAGATGCGTTTGTTGCTGATAAGGAAATTAACTGCTATGCTTGCTTAATTCAGTTATCTGAAATTAAGTTTTAGGAAGATAATTTGCTGTATAAGAACCGGGATCTTTATGACCAACAGCCGGTGAAGCAGGGATCTTAACATTTATGTTTTTGAGTGAAGATTCTGTTGGTGCTAGTTTTTTATTACCTGTATCTGCTGTACGCGTACGAGCCGGTGAATAGAAAGGAACTTCTTCAGCTTCATCTTTTACGACTTCTGGCTTAATTTTAATCTTATTGTCGTATTTATTCCTATCTGGCACTTCTTCTAATCCGGGTACGGTGTCGATTTTTATAATCATACCGACATGGACAATACAAGTCCTGTAAATTCTTCCACCGCCTTCGTCGAGCCCTACCTCAACTGTAAAATCCGGGCCTGTATCATCAGCATTACCCACGCCCATGACAGCAGGGTATTTGTTTATAACATTGGTAACTCTTAGAGTGCGACCGTCCTTTATTAACTCTTCAATATTTTTTCTGAGTTCATCAGATTGTGTACTAATAAAATTATGCTTAATAGCATTTGGTTTAAACGAAACAATATCACCCTGAAGAAAACCACCATGGTTATAACGGGTTAACCAACTTTCATAGAGCTTTAAAAAACGCTTTTTCATGTACTATTATTTATTGTTCAAGGTGTAATAAACCAATCATTGAAACCTTTTTAAATAGATAAATATATACGTGGCATCTATTAAATTAAATTCGTTAATACAGAAACCCACTAAATCAAATGCCGGTTACGTATATAACGACCTACATCTTGATTTTACACCAGTGTTTTATAGTCCGCCGTACGGATCTTACACGCAAAATAACGAACTATTACATCCGCAAGAAATAGTCGATATCGTAGCTGATTATGATCTTGGTGCAATAGCAAATTCTATTAAAAATATTTTTTTAACAATTCCAGGTCAAAAGATTCTTAATCCACTATTTGGATTAAATTTAATGCAGTATGTCTTCGAAGCCTGCACTGAAGATATGGCAAATGTCATTGGTAACGAGATTGTAAAAGGTATTACAACGTTTGAACCGAGAATATCTCTTATTAATATTAATGTTGTAGCACAGCCAGACTCGCAACAATACAGTGTAACTATTACTTTTAGAGTACCTGCTATCGGTACATCTAGCTTCTCCCTGAACGGTGTATTAAGTACTTCAGGATTCATCTATACCTCAATATAATATATGGCATCACCTAATAACAATCAGTTTAACGACTTTAATTTACCAATTAATGGTTACGCGGCATTTGATGCCTTAAGTTTAAAGAATCTTATTATTACAAGATTAAATTCAAGTAATTCGTATACAGATCAACGCTACGAAGGAAGCAATCTATCCTCTATTATTGATATTATTGCCTATGCATATCACGTGTTATTGTTTTATTTAAATCGTACAAGCGCTGAAAGTACACTTACTACAGCGGAGCTATATGAAAATGTTAACAAGATTGTAAAGCTCATTGGTTATAATCCTATTGGTTACCAAACCGCAATACTACCATTTAAAGCTACAGCTACAATTAGCTTTAATTCCGGTACATACACAATCCCGCGCTATTCTTATTTTAATATTGGTAATATTGCGTATTCTTTTAATGCAGACGCTACATTTACATACAGCAACACAACAGATACTTCTATAAACACACTACAAGACAATAGCCTCCTCTATCAAGGCACTTATACAGAGTATCCAACCTACTACGCAACAGGTGCCCCATTCGAGGTACTAACACTTGCAATAGTAAACACAAATAATCAAAATATTATTATCGATCATTTTAATATTGATGTTTATGTAAAAGATAGTGTCGATCCAAACGCTAAATGGATTTTATGGACACCAACCCAATCATTATTTTTAGAAAAATCTAACGCAACGAAATATGAAATACGACTAAATGAAAACGGACGTTATGAAATTAAATTTGGAAATAATGTTACCGGGCAACAGCTCAACCCTAATACACAAGTCGCCGTTTATTATCTGCAATCAAGTGGTACAAAAGGACAAGTTGGGCCTAATACATTAAACAATAGTCAATTGGCATACTATAATACAGCGAGATTCAATAATATTAGTAATGACGTTATACCATCGAATTTAAACATTATCACCTCACAGGAATCTGCAAACATTATTTTTTCTAATATTGACCCATCAACAAATTTTGTTGCTGCAGAAAACACTGATAGTATTAAATTAAACGCACCAAATACTTTTAGAAGCCAATATAGACTTATTACGCCAGATGATTTTACAAATTATATTAATAAAAATTACAGTAATATTATCGCATCAACTCAGGTTGTAAACAACTGGGACTATATTACCGGTAATTTAAAATATTATTATGATATCGGTGTTTCATCACCCAATATACAATCTCGCGCACTATACAATCAAGTTAAGTTTGCCGACTCAACTAATTTCAATAATGTTTATATTTATGCTGTACCAAAACTAACAAAAACATCCTCTGTTTCTACAAGAGTTAGTTATCTCAATAATGCACAAAAGCAGCTCATTATAAATGATCTACAAAACACTAAGCTCACAACAGCTGAGATTATTATTAATGACCCAGTTTACGTTGAAGTATGTCTCGGTGTAAATATATCCGGCGTAGCACTTGTACCTACTCTAGGTGATAGTACAAAGCTTGTTATAACTAGAGATATTACATCAAATACAACAGCTGACTCTATACAAAAACAAGTAACAACTATTTTTCAAAATTATTTCTCTACAACCGCAAATAATCTCGGTCTTCTTATTGATATTAACAGCGGATTAACAAATCAAATACTAGCTATAAACGGTGTAACGAGTGTTAAGACACAGTATACTGATGCTGGCGGTAAGACATATTCAACACCAGGTGTGAGTTTGTTGATATATAATCCTATATATCCATATAACGATATTAATGTTTACACACAGAACGTACCACTACCATATTTCAAATTTCCTTATCTCAAGAACGCTACAAACTTTATCAATAGCATTAGTGTAGTAACACTTTCAATTCAATCATTAATTACTAGTTAATTCTAATGTCTACACCGGGTCTTAATTACACATACATATACTTTGATGTACTTGATTACACCAATAGCAGTGTACTGTCTTCTTATACTCTCAGTAATACACCTCTAACATTTGTACCTGACTTTACAACATCAAACATTCTTTCTGGAGCACAAAATATTTCCAGTAAAACACTACGATGGGAGTTCGGTGATGGTACTTTTTCTACAGAATTAAACCCTACCCATAATTATCAATGGCCTGGTGAATATACTGTTACATTAACGATTTATGATGGAAGCGGTAATGCATATGATAGCACGTTTGCATCTACTGTACAGATTCATGATTTTATTGCTACACAGATTTCGTTTGAGGATTATAAAAGTCTAATATACGATATACCGGTAGGTAAATTAATTGACCCGTTAACAATAAATGCGTATTTTAGCTGGCAGAACTATCAGACGTTAAGTGCAACAGGTTACACGATCAATCTCTATGCATCTGGCGCGCGAGGTGCTTATAATTATGTCGCTGCCGAACAAAATGATAAATGGGCACATCTCAGAAGCTTGAGTCGTTTTTATACATTATCAACAATTAACGGTTTCACAGATTACGTTACTATTGAAAGTATTCAACCCTCCATTAACGCCGTTTACGTTAATATACAAAATAACCAACTACAGTTATGTCAACCAACAGATACAGGTAGTGTATTAGCAGGGGTAACAGGTTCATGTCAATTTTGGTATACAGATGATATACCATCAAATTTACTCACAGAAAGTAGTCCTATTATAATTTTTGCCTCTATTGATAATTCAAAATTCAATGATGCTTTTACACAGAGAACAAACGCGTATAATTATATTAGCTACCCCCCTTACGGATATCAAAATATAGATCCAGCTGTATTTCCGGATATTAAAACAAGATATAATCCCACCGATCATCTTTCCATTACAACTACAGGTATTGACGGTGAGGGTAACCCTGTTGATACAGCTTTTGATATTCCATATATTAGCTGGCAAAACACTGAGGTACCGTATCTAATAAAATTTAAAGACAATCAAAATTTTACAACAAAAAATTACCCTCCTCTCTCATCATCTATAGTACAAGATTCAACTATTACACCTCAACCTTTATATGATGTTCAAACCGGTATTGTATATATAAGCGGCTACGGTGTAGTGCCGTTAAGTAGTACAGTTGTAGTACCAATAACAGATGTTACATTTTATGAAGACTTTGCATTTAATGCACCGCAATCGATAGGTGCCTTTTATAAGGGATATTTTGTATCGAATCAATCAACTGAAAACTGCTATTTAACTGCTTCTGTTAATATAGTAGACCCGCCATTTTATTTAAAAGATGCTCTTGTTAATTGGATTACCATTCCACAATATAGTACCGCAATAAGAATTTTAAAACAAGAAGCATATAATGGATTTAACAATAACCTATCAATATCTTTTAACAGTACAACCCCTTTACAGATAAATGCTAATAATGTGTATGCTGTTACAGTCGCACCATCGGGATCTAACGCTAGTAACGACTATCATGCCTGGTTCGCTGACCCCGTAGGTGATCAACTCTTGCAATACGATGTTTATGGTAACTTATTACAGACACTGCAGCTATCTGCTATGGTTACGCTTGTCAATAACCAAACATCGATAGTACCATATACGTCAACAGTTCTTTCCGCAGCTACACCTAACGATATAGCTCTTGACGGTAATAACAATCTCTGGGTATCGTTATTTGATAGCGGATCAGCAATTAAAATTGACGCTGCAACTGGGTTTGTTACGACAGTAGCTGTACCTGTTCCACTAAGCGGAGTGAATTATTATCCTACATTAAGTTCAGATTACTTAAGTTTAAGTGGATTTGCAGGAGAAAATTTATTACTACCTTCATCTATTGATACTGATTTAGATAATAATGTCTGGATAGCATATACACATCCTGATTATAGTCATCTAATAAAATATCGTGGAGATAACAATTTTACCATTGCTGCAGATACTTTATTAACTATATCCTTTCCAAGCGGTATTTCACCTGAACAAATACAAATAGATAGAAATGGTTATATCTGGGTCACTGCCATTAATCATAATGCTAACGGTGTTGGGTTTAGTAATCGTAACGATTATCTCTATAAATTTGACACAAACGGTAACTTACAGCCTGGTTACCCGTTAAGTGGATTTAAGCAAATTGGTAATATCGCTATCGACGGTAGTCAAAACGCATGGTTAATTCAAGGCGCTGAGACTCTTACTAAAATTGATGGTATATCAGGTATAACAACTGATTATGTTGCCGGCCTTGGCAATAATACAACGGAATATATTTGCAGTATTGGTGGTATAACATGCGACACGTCGAATAATATTTGGGTTATTAATAATTTTGATAATAATCTCTATATATTTGATACTACACTACCAACTACAGGTATTCTTAACCCGAAATATACTCTATCACTCACCTACCCTACAACAGGGCTTCCAGCGATTAGTAGCTATACGACACCTGTTAATGTTGCTAATAATGAGTATGGTTATAGCGATGGACTTAAGGAGTTTCAAGCATATGGTGATTGGAACGGTTATAACTGGTTAAACAAATATGCTGCACCTATTAGCACTGTTAGAACAATTGTAGGTTCATCTAGTTTGTTTAACATCTATCCTAGCCAAGGCCAATTTAATATTGCTAAAATTAATGAGAATTGGGATGCATCAGGTTATTATGATTCTCTACGCTTTCAAGAAACACTTTTGGATAAGCAAGTGTTCTTCGATCAATTTTTAGGGGTTATTGTAGGTAAGCTCGATGCTCAACCTTATGAACTCGGTAAAACAGTATATGAAAAAATAGCAAATTTTGTCGATAATAATGTTGATATTGATAAGGTTAATATCAATGAACTATTATCATTCTGTGACGAATTATCTATTGAGTTTGAGCAATACAATACAACACTACCACCACAGCTCCGTCGGTTGGTTGATTTACTATCCATTAAGCAAAGTATATTATGGGGCACACAAAACAAATATAATATTAATTTTGATCCTCGTGGTACTATATTTACAAATAATACATACGGTATAAATTTAAGTTCTGCTATTGACCCACTTACAGGTTCAATTATAAACGGTACTCCTATTGTAGCGCAAGAAACATTTTCAGGTAATTACAGGCTCATTAATACAAATCTTATTTATGGGTATAATATAGGTGATGTTATACCTCTTTCCTCATATATACCTGATTGGGGATGGGGACTTGTAGCACCTGATATAACAGGTCTACAGATTGCTAATTATTATAATTTCTATATATATAACCCTGCATATAGTAATACTTATTATGATAATATAATAAACTGGAATGATCCATATACAACACTCTTACCAACGAATAGTTCATACTCTAATTGGAGTCAAGATAACGGCATTATACAGAGCTTACTTAGCTATGAATTAACAAAGGGATTACACCTATTTACTTCAGCCGCTAATATTACATACAACAGCTAAATTAGCTAAATATTCGTATGGCCGAGATTGTACAATTTATAGACGAAAGACTTAGTAATTCAATAACCGCTGTAGTACCGGTACTAAATCCGGTTGATAGATTACAACCTCTAACATTTACAGATTGGCTGTCTTATAATACACAACTATTCACTACGACAGGTGAATTCTTAAATAGATATCAATCATATCTTAAAAACTGGTATGCTGCAAAAGGTATGTCTATAGACCAGGCGTCAACAGGCATACAATCATATTATACTAATTTAATAAACGAGATAACAATTAACTACACCTCGGAAGACGAAAGACGATATTTACAGAATATTGATACATCGAATTCACGTGATTTAGCTATTGCCGTTCCGTTTTTCGCTCAAAAAATTAAAGAAATCTGTCTTTATTATAGCAATTTACGTGACGATGTAAAGACGTCTACTGTTCAGTATAACTTAAAAGGCTCAAATGTTGGTATTGAGAATTTATTATACGTCAATATTATCAAAGCTCTGCAGTCACAAAACATTGGCTCGCAGCTTACCACGCTCGGCCTCAGTGTTTCTAGCATTAGCAATAATATTGTAATCGACATTGAAGATCTGTACGATACATATACTGACTATTATGATATTAGTCCAACATTACCTGCTTCAGCTTATAACGTTACAACAGGTACACGAAACGATTATTTTAGTTTAAATCAAAACGATATCGACCCTTACCTCTACCTAAACATTAATCAAAGCATACTTAAGGCGATTTTATCATATCCGTTTTACACACTTGAGTTTGGTACAAATAACTTTACAATCGATCCTCTTGTAAACTCTACTCAAACAAATCTTCTTAAAGACAGTGATTTTATTTCAACAGTTAATGATGGTAATATTTCTAACCTTAATCTACAGTCACAAAGTCAAGAGATAACCAAATATATAGGAGCTGATTTTTATTATATTGCCACAACGAGTACACAAACTGCCTATACATCAGGACTACTTTTTAAAGCAAATAGCGATTTTGCAAATACTCTTAATAAACGATACCCGACAATCGCAGCTGTACCTAGTGAAGAATTTTTAAAAACCGGGAAAGAGATCGGTCTGTTCTTTAAACCAGACAAAATTGGCTTAATTAATTTTACTAATTTTAATTTTTCAGCTACAATTGATCTTACCAAATTACAGCCAAATTCTGTTTATTATTTTCCTGATCCGTCTAAGTACGGCAATATATCGGGTAATACAAAACTAGATTTTCAGTCGCCGTTGACATTTTTTGAAAGTAATTATTTCAATAAAATTGATTATTCAAATCAATATAGATTCGGTGATGTAGCAACAGACCCTTATTATCAAATATTCCGTGCATATCAATCACGTGAACAAACACTAAATCAATCAAATTTTGGTATACAAAAATACACCGATTCACAGGATTTTTTCACAGGTGATCAGGATTCAATTTGGAATAATGTTGATGTTTATCCGATAACACCATATGGTGAGTATCCTATAGCTGAAAGAACAGAAGCCTTATTACCTTTAAATCAAACACTCATTCAGTATAAAAATGATGTTTATGGTAATCAATATGGACTTTATAAGACTGCCGTAAACAAGCAATTTAGCTCTATCTCTAGTATACACATAATTATGGATAAAGTTTTTGATGGATACTTTTTGAATCTTTTAGCTACTGACCCTGATTGGCCTGGAGCTAATAATAACGATATAAACGGATGGGGTGTTGCCGTACAAAACGTACAAACTTCTACATATACTCCAATTGGTTCGACGCTTAGTTATTCAGGTGTTATACTTAATACAAGTATAAATGAAATAGTATCAAACGGTATACCTGTTTATACTTCACAGACCTTACCACCAAACGTCATAATAAGTAACAATACTTTATATCCAGGTAATAAACCAGTTATAAATAGAACGTCATTTATTATAGATAATGGAGCATCATTTAATGACGGTGGTGATCCGTATATATTAGAGTCCTATGATTTTAAAAATGATACTGTATATGGCTTCCAAGCTCAAACCACGTATATATGTTCTATTAGAGACGCTGAAGTTTTTACAAGATTAGATAAATCACTTCTACCCGATGTACCGAGTGATATTAATGTATTTACCCCGATTGATTCAGCTCTATACTACAACACGCTTGCTGACGGTGCACCACAGGCTGACGGACCTTATGGTGTCGCTACATTTGTAGACAAAGCTCATTTTTATACAAATAATATCAATAACAAATTCATTGAAGAAGTATATGATTGTAGTGTTTTCTGGGATTGGAGTATAGACGCAGCGCCGTATACACCAGGAGAAACAATACCGTATACGTATTCATATAACGAAACTACAAATTTTGCTAATACAAGATTACCGAATACTAATACTGTATTAGATAACTCGCTTTCCGGTATTAATATAACAAGAAAACCTTTATACTATACACGTAATATTGAATACGGTAATTTCTATTTTAGAAATGCAAATGATACCTTTGTTGGCCCGGTATCATCAGCGTTAAGTGCTGTATTTACCGACTACTCTTTTGATGTCCAAAACGAAATAGCAAATAATGTTATTAACTTTGATGTGTATTACGATACAATTCAAATTGAAACAGAAAATTATTTAGTATTCAATAAAATTGTATATGATTATAATAGCAATCAAGTATTAGGTACGACGAATTTATACTCTGTAATAGAGCGTGGAGACTGGCCTGAGCTTGAAAAGTTTTCTACTGTCTGGTTTAATGAAATGAATAACACACTTATAGTTGCTAAAACAACATTACACTATGAGTTGAGTGCTACGAATTACAAGGCAATATATCCGACCATCTATACAATCGATTTAGCTAGCGGTATAACAACGCAGGTTTATCCTGTAAAACCTGCTAATGCGATGACGTTTGCAGAGCTAAGCGCGTTCTCACTCTTTGGTAAAAATATCGAGCTTAATATTGTACGTGTTGAAAAACCAACACTCAATTATAGCAAAGATACAGATTTATATACACTAACATATCTCGGTAAAGATACTGCAAATTGTTTCTATATTATAACAACTCGCTTCCAGTTTAATCAAAGTGTAATACGAAACGTATCATGTACTTTACATAAACCCGCTACAGATGTATATAATATAACGTTTGCTAATAAACTACCTAATGGTAGTAGAATAGGTAGTTCGTTTCTTGATACATACACTGTCGCTGGTTCAGCAACAGGTCATATCGATACAAACGATCAAACGACGTTCGTTTGGGGATATGACATTAATGTTTAATTAAGCGTAAGAAGATATTTTAGCCTGTTCAACTCACCGAGCATAGCATCTCTTATATTAAGAAGATCAGTATCATTTATTGCATCTACTTCATCTGTGATATTAATAAGATATCCGATATATTCGTCAATAGCTACAATAAAATTATCATCAAAATTTTCTAATTCAATAATATAATGTGTTGATGCCTTAGCGCGACCATACTTTCCCATAAACACCTCTACAAACTCATCGATTAAATCATTAAAATTCTTATAAGCCTTATCAAACGCTTTGTGTTGTGAAAAGCTTGTTGTTTGCCAGTGAAAGATCCTTATTTGATTCTGAATTTTAAGTAAAGGTGTTATAAGTTTCATTTTTAATATTTATTATACTACACCGAAAGCAGTACATAGAATCGATGTAGTATCAAGTTGTATATTATTTGGATTTATATTAAAAGATTCATAATCACCATACGGGTCTGTTGATGCTGTATTTGAAATAATTGGCTGCTGTTGCTGAGCGGTAATTGATTTATCTGTTTTAGCTAAAATAAGCATTAAAAGCTGGTGTAACACAATATCAGAATTCGCCTCATTGACAAATTCTATAATATCTGACCGTGTAAGTTTGCCTTTTAATACTTCGAAAGGATTAGCATAATGACCAAAGACAAAGTGTGGTAGATACTTGTTAGCAAGTATAGCACAATCTTTAATTACATGAAAAGCAGCGGGTGTCTGAATGATAATTCCTGTTTCTGGTCTTTCAGCAGCTTTTTTCGATGGCCCGTAAAGTTTAGCCTCTTTAATTTGACTATTTTCGAATATTACGTCTATAAATTTCATTTGTTTTTTATATAATTAAGCATAGA